CCGGCAAGCAGCTATCGACTGAGGACTTCACGACTGCGCTGAAGAATAAACTCGATGCACTGCCCACAGCTGCCGGCCTTGCGACACAAATCAGCACTGCTATCAGCACTGCGCTTGCGTCTTACTACACAAAGGCACAGACCGACTCACTGCTGGCGCAGAAACAGACTGCCGCGCAGGTTGCTGACGCTATCGCTGCTGCTCTGACTTCGTACTCTACCACCAGCCAAATGAACACCGCCATCAGCAACGCTCTTGCAGCTTACTACACTAAGACGGAAATCGACACCAAGTTTGAGCGCGTGCAATTCCTGGAGCGCGGACTTGGTAAGTATGACAACACGCGCAGCGTGACACTTCAGCAGGCGACGGCGGGCAAGTACGTGAACGTGAATGGACAAGAGGTGAGTGCCAGCGGCTACGGCATATCGGCTGAGGTGCAATTGAATGCCGGTGACATCATGCTGGTGCCCAGCGCGAGCCCTGTGCCTGCCGACGTGAGCCTCTTTGCCCGCATCGTGACACGCACCTATGATAAGGTAATCAACTACACCTACACCTATCGCCAGTACTACCCTGAACTGCCTGCAACGGCTACGGCCGACTACAATCCCGCACTGATCTACACGGCTCAGTACGACGAGAGCGGCGACACACCTGTTTTGACTGGTTGGGCGATGGGTGGTCAGACCTACACCGCGCTGCCTGCTACTCGCACGGTGACGGAATCGTACTACGAGCCGCTGATGAAACAGGCGGTGGCTGCTATGCCTTCGACGGGCTATTACGTTTATCTCTGCCCGACAAGAATGACCATCGTGGTTAGTGGTTACACGGCAACGGTCAACGGCGGTGTGGCTCTGGTGGTTGGTCTGGGTATCTTTAAGAACATCGCCACCAACTTCATCGGAGCTCCAGGACAGGCAGTGCTTGCGCAAGCCTTTGCCCAACTACTTGGCGAAATAGAAGGTTTGAAGGCTCAGCTTAAAAACCTTGGCGAAACTCGCGCCGTCTGCATCAACTCTGAGGATGTGCCCAAGGTACAGAATTATCCGATGATTGTTTACGGTGACGGTGCACCATCAGCACCTAACGTGCCTGCCTTCATCGGTCAGAAATATCTCGACGTGACCAATAAGAAGGAGTACACCGCATTCAGTGTGACGAACTCTGTGAGTGACTGGGTTTTGGTTAACTAAAATAAAGAAAGGATAAAGATATGGCAATCAAAAGTTATGCAAACAAAGCTGCCTACGATGCAGCCGTGAAGCCGACCATCGAGAGTCAGGTTTCGCTCATAGAGACGACCCGCGAGATAATCGTGGACGGTGTGAACGTGATTACCACCAGCCCCGTCGTGGGCGACTTGGTGTTCCTGAACGAAAGCAACGAGGTTACATATGTCAAGGGCGGCTCATGGATTCAGAAAGCCATCATCCCCAGCGCATGGGTGCATGTTGGCTACGTCTATCTGCGCAAAGGTCGCAAGGTGGGTATGATTGATAAGAGCACCGCAGATTTGAAGTACCTCGACGTGTGTCAATATGCCATCACTGCCATCAGCAGCACCACGTTGGCTATCAAGCTGCGCATGAGCCCAGACTATGCCGTTGACACCACCGTGGATGTGACGCTGACATCGACCGCTATCGACGCAACGAGTGCTGCTGAGATTTCCGCTGCCGTGGCTGCGAAGGCTGCTGAAGTAGGTGACACGAAAGACTGGTGGGCATACCTGGCCGATGCACAAGGCAATAAAGTAGATAGCGATGGCACGCAGATCATCATCCAGTGCGACACCTGCGTGGACTATCGTTTCTACAACGTCAGCGCGACGGGGTGTACCATCGCGCACATCACTTGGGGCGACATGCCTGAAAATGCGACGTATTGGCGAGGCGAGCGAGGATTCAGCACAAACTTTTGGGGTGTGATGAATATCGCTCGCACCAAAGCGTGGGCAACAGGTAACGGTCGTGTCCCGTCCGCCAACGAGCCTGTAGGTCCGCGTGCCGGTAATGATGCATCCGTGAAGCCGTCAGAGTTTGAAACATCTCAGTATTGCGCCGACCTGCGTGCCGCATACAAGACCTATGAAGAGTATCTTGAGAAATGCTACATGGTGGTATTCCCTCAGAAATACGGTTCGTTTGCACTTCCAGGAGGAAAGGAGCTGACTATGAAGTATGCGCTCATGTCAGCACCGACCAAGGCAGGAGGCACAAAATACAAGTTCCCCGCACTCTATTACGGTTACAACCGTTCGTATGGCGTGGACGGTCTTGATTTTGGCGACTGGTATCTGCCAGGCGTTTACGAAGGCACGCAGTTAATGAAGGATGAATGTATCAATACACTCGCGCCTTCAATAACTAAGATGGGTACAACTGCAATCAATAATAGCACGTCCCGATGGTTTGCCCAGAGGTGCAACGTCCACAACGCTTGGTTCTTCAGCGGCTCCGGCGGCCTTCTCTACTCCACCTACGTCTACAGCACGCTTCGTTGCCAGGCGGTCGCGCTTTTAGAAATTGATTAAAAATAAAATGCTTTCACGCCATCGCGACAGCGTGGCGTGAGGCTTACTCTCAATCTATCCTTCTTTAGAATAATGAACGAGCACAAGAAACCTCGCGGTCACAAGGCGCACAATGATAAAGACTCGATTCTGGCTGATGCCAAGAATCTTCTTTATATATTGCACCCTGCCATCCAGCGCATGCCAAAGATAGAACGTATCGAAGGTGCGCCGGTAGAGATGAAGCGGGCGACACAAAATATTATCCGTCACTTCTCTATCGCAAAAGAGTGCCAAGAGGTTCGACATGAGCATATCCGCGAGATGTTTGGCGAATACGGCATATTGTTGGCAAACTTTGAATTGTGTATCGCGCAGGGATTGTTGACCGACAGCGACAAGTTGCGTATCGCCGTGCAGTTGGAACGTATCGAGGAAGGTGTAAGGAAATGGAGAAATGCGAGCCGGTCGCTTAAACGTCAGGAGCAGTCGCAGGTCGGTCAGCAATGACAAGAGGTGGCTGTCAGATATGGATAAGGTAAAAGGGAGTCCGGCTATCATGTATAGCAGCATCAGATGTGACTCCGACCCGCACGTACCGATGGTTTGCCCAGAGGTACAACGTCAACAACGCTTGGATCTTCAACGGCAACAACGGCAATCTCAACAACAACAACGTCAACAACACGAATCGTTGCTAGGCGGTCGCGATTTTACCGATATTCTTATATTACGCTTTTATCTTAATGACTGAAGTTTTGTTCTTCGCGCTGTTGCTCAGCGTGATGTTCGACACCCGTCGAAACAAGCGTTACGGGCGTGATTCGATGGCCTTTGAAATGAACTGGCCACCGCTGCTTGTTCGCTTGATGCGCGAGCTCATGCAGAGGACATTCCGCATTCTCCATAACTACACCTTCCTTACTTCAATACCTAAATGGCGGGAAATATTCGCCACTGAATTCGTAGGCCGTATCATTGACCATATCCTGTGTGACATCTTGAAACCTTGGATTGAGCGCACACTTCACCCACGCACCTTCAACAACCGCGAGGGCATGGGTTCTCAGGCAGCTATCAACCAGGTGATAGAAGACATCTGTGAGGTCAGCAATGGTTACACCGAAACGGCGTGGATTATCAAGTGGGACTTGGCGGGATTCTTTCCGAATGCTGACTGTAACTATATGGAGTCGTGCTTCATCCAGGTGATAGACCGCTTCCATGATGAAATAGCAGACAAATATGGAGCCTTTATGCCGTCGTTCTTAAAATGGCTGGCGATGATAGCCATCCACTGTTGTCCTGCAAAGCACTATGAACGGCGCACGCCAAAATATCTTTGGGATAAACATATCAAGCCTGAGAAATCAATCTTAAACAAGCCTGACGGAATAGGCGTGCCAATCGGTCGTATGTCATCGCAAACGGGCATGGGGTTATATATTAATGACGAGGTGCGCTGGTTGAATGACGAGTGCGGTATCCGCACCACGGTATTCATGGACGATGGCGTGATGGTTGTACCAGACCGACTGAAGTCTTACTCGCTGTCATTACTTCCAGAACTACGGCGAAGGCTCGCAAAGAAAGGTGTAAAGATGAACGACCATAAATTCTATTGTCAGCAACACTGGAAAGGTCTTGAATTTCTCGGCTCACACATCCATCCGTGGAGTGTAATCCTGAATGATGTCACATGGGCGCGATGTTTGGCGAGGGTTAAAGAATACAACCAATTAGAAACGGTCGAGAAATATACAGAACTCGACCGTTTTATTTCGACTGTAAACAGTTATACAGGACTACTGAAGAACCGCACATCCTACAATCGCATTATGCAACTGAAAGACACCATCGCTGATGACTGGTGGTTGTGGCTGGATTGGAACCAGCAAAGGCTTTGCGTTATTAGTAAACCTCAGTATAGTTTTCGCGCAAGGTTAAATAGTAAGTATCACTTAAAATTAAAACGAATATGAAAAAGTACGAGATTGACGCGCTCATCAACGAGCAGCAAACCATCATCCTCGACCGAGAGGGTAAACTGACCAGTACCGACTATATCGCCGCCAAGATCGCGGAAGGTAAGGCTACACAAGAAAAGTATGCCGACAAGATAGCCGAGCGTCAGCAGTGGCGCGAAGACATCAACGCAGCCAAAGCCGAGATTGAGCGTCTGGAGACAATCGAGCCGGAACCCGACGAGGAGGCACCGCAGGAGGCGTAAGAACTATCACCTTCGGTAATACAGTGGCTTTTTGCCTCGCAAAAGCAAGCTGCTTTACCATCGGTAAAGATTGAAAACGAAATAAAATGTCAAAAAAAAGTTGTGTATATACATAAAAAGCTCCTGCCATAGCAGGAGCTGGCACGTGTTCGTTTCACAACGATGCGGTGCGAACCGTTAATTCATCCAACATTCTTAGTTGGGCATTGTTATTACTGCTTGTTTTACTAATTATTAAACACGAAACATTACCATGAATCAGTATGTGGTGTGTCCCATGTAGCATTCAGGCTGAGAGTCATGGCACCACCTGCTGAAAATAACGGACCAGAAAATTCTGTAACACGGTTACGGACAAACGGTACAGCGGCGATGGCGGCGACACCAAGATTGTTGCCATCACCATCCTTACAGTTGAAGATTAGATCTGTGGTCCACTCATCAAGCCCAGAGAAGCTACAGATGCTGACATCAAGTCCAGTCTGACCAATGTTGGCTGACGGTATATTGACGGTGATAGTCTGTGAACTGGTGTCGGTAGTAGGCTGACCTGTAGTGTAGTCGATAGCGTAGTGCCACAAGGAAGGTGTGATGTTAAATGTGGCTGCGGTTGCGGGTATTGCATCTTCGAGAGTGAGGCGCAGCTTGGTGATGACTCGATCAAGAGTGACGGCTTGCGAACCACCGTTGGATGTTGCGATAACATTAAGGGACAAATCCTTGTAGAACGTGTCGAGCACCTTTGTAAACGTGAGCGTATGAGCAGTGGTGTTCAATGTGGCACCCTGACCACGAGAAGCAATGAAATAGATATGATGACTACCAACAGACAGCGACAGCGTAGGTGTTCCGAAATCATCATCTTCGCTGGTTTGGTGAAGTTGTTGCACTAATGCACCATCCACGTAGTCCAAGACCCACACGTCGGTCATATCCTTACCATCAGCCGTGAGGCTTCGAGTGAATGGTGTGTTGGCAATCGAGAAATCACCTTGCACAAAGAAACGCACTGGCACCGTAGGAGCATCCATAGGCACATTATTATCACAGGCGGTCAGAGAAGCAGCCACCGCCAGGGCTGCAAAGAATGAATTTTTCATAATATTGGAATTTTATTAAAATGTAAAATGATCTTCTCCGTCCCACTCGCCATTGACCGTCAGCCCAAACACAGTTTGATAGATGTCGCCATCGCCTTCCTCAAACAGCGGTCCCTCGTAGGTGGTTATCCTGTTGCGTGTGACTGGCACATCTGCAATGGTACGACTGCGAATGATAGCACCATCCGCATTAAGAGCAGTTAATGTAACTTGCAGTTTGCCCTTGTTGCTCATGTACGGAAATGTATAGCACTGATATTCGTTGGCAGGGTTGCGCAATTCTGATTGACTTGACTTTGTACTGCCTTGGCCAGTGGTAGGATTGAAGTTGGCAGAGCCACCCGTGTAGTCAATGCGCAACTTGGCGAATGTCTCAGGCACTTCAATATCCGTTGGCTTGATAACAAACATCGCGGCAACGCGATTCATCCTTAGTTCATGGTCACTGTCAGCATCCACTTCGATTTCCGAACAGTGGCTAAATGTATCTGTCAACTTTTCGCCATCGCTGGCTGTGAACTGTACCATCGTAGTATTCTTAATCGTGGCAGACTTAATGGAACTATGACCAACACACACCACAGAGTATTTGCCAGGTGCCAGGGAAAACGAGAACGAGCCAAACGACTGCTCATCCTTCGTTTGCGTCTTGACAGTAGTAAAAACCTTTTCGCCAGCCTCATTAAACATCTGGAGATTGATCTTAGAAAAATAGTCTTCAGGTTTGGTAGAGGCGCGAGTCACCGCCTCAGTAGAGAATGACAACACCACTTCGCATTTGTCATCGTATTGCGCATCCGTGTTAATGCCATTAGTGCAACTGGAGAGAATGGCAGTTGCTACCATTAGTTTTGCAAATTTCATAGAGGTCATTTATTAATTATTGGGTTTGCAAATGTACACAAAGCAAATAAAATGTTACTCTTTTTGCCTTCACTTTTATAATATCTTAACAAAATCCCATAATCACACAATATTCATTTACACACGCATACGCGCACGCGAATAGTAAACCCTTTTAGCCATTGCGCCATATTGAAAAAGAGTAGAATATGGCATATCAATCAGGATATTTACACAACATCGTGACCATCCGCAATAAGGTGGTGGCGACGGCATTTGGAGAGACCACATCTTATCAAGATGTATGCACAGTTCATGCCCGCAAGGTGTGGAAGAGTGGTAATAAGACATTGCGCGAGGGTGCGTTGGACGCTATCGACGTGGTGATATTCCGTATGCGTTGGAACAACATTGTGACACGCGATTCGATCCTGGTATGCGGAGGCAAAACCTACCAGATACTATCTATCGAAGGCGACTTCAAAGAAGACCAAATAGAAATCAAGGCGCAAGAAGTGGTACAAGCTGCACCAGCACCAACGCCTACACCATCCATAAGTGACGTTTAACTAATCCCATATTTTTATGAAGAAAACAATTGCAATCGTACATTTCAACACGCCGGAACTGACGGAGGCTCTCATCAAGAGCATCCGCAAGCATGGCGGAGAGGAATATCATATTGTGATATTCGACAACTCGAATGAGCGACCTTTCACCAAGAAGATGAAGGGCGTGAAAGTGATTAACAACCGGGAAGGGCAGATTATCGACTTCGAGAAGGAATTGGCTAAATACCCTGAGCGTGACGAGAAGATAGGTTGTGCCAAAGGGTGCAACTTTGGCTCGGACGTTCACATGATGAGCGTGCAGAAACTTTGGGAACTGATACCCGACGGCTTCATGCTAATGGATAGCGACATCCTTATCAAGGCACCCTTCGACTGGATGTTCATGGAAGACCAATGCTGTTGTGGCTATATCTCCAGCGTCACGGCCAAACGCATTCCCAGACTGTTGCCGTTGCTCTGCTGGATAAACGTGCCGATGTGCGTTGCAGGTGGAGCAAGGTACTTCGACCCCGACCGTGCGTGGGCTCTCCACAAGGGAGAGGACAAGCGCAACTGGTGGGACACGGGCGCGGCATTCCTCGACGACATCAAGCGACTGAAGCCACAGTGCCACGGCAAGGCTATCAGCCGTGAACAGATCAAGAGCATGATTGAGCACTACGGCGCAGGCTCGTGGCAGAAGAACGACTTGCAAGCTCAGCAGGCGTGGCTCAACGAACATAAAGACTTGTGGGAATGAGGTACACGGTTCTGACATACATCTTCAACGGCTACGAGCGGGTGCATGAGGTCAGGGAGAAAGACCCCGACGCTGACTATGTGCTGGTGACTGATGACCCACATCTGACGAGCAAGACGTGGCAGGTCATATATGACCCGATGCCCAGGTTCTCACCCTTTGCCAAGTGCTACACCGTGCGCTTTCATCCCTTCCGCTATGCCGACACGCCCATCATCGTGAGGGTGGACGGCTCAATAGGCATCAAAAAGTCGCTGAAGCCGATTGTGGACGAGTTCGAGCGTGGCAAGTACGACCGCTGTCTGATGATCCACCCTCACCGCAACACCCTGCCCAGCGAATATGACGTGTGGGTGAAGACGCGAGGCTATCCACGCAGTCAGGCCAGTAAGTGCATGGCAGCTTTGCAGCGTCTTGGATATGACCTGATGCAAGAAGGACTGTATCAGGGATGCTTTGAGGTATTGCGCAATAACCGCGTGAACAACGAAATTAACGACCTTACATTTGGTCTGCTGTGCCTTATGGGAACCAATGCCATTGAACGAATAGACCAGACCATAACCTCTGCGGTTATCAACCGATTCTACAGCAATCTGAAAGTGTTGCCCGTGAGCGAGGACATCATCACCGGCGGCGACCTGATGACGTGGTATTTCCACAACTCTGACAAGGTGATACCTCAGAAGAAGGACTTGATAGCTCCGGTTTTCGCTGGTAAACCTGTAACGTGTTTTCAGCCGAATAGAAAAAGGAAATAGAATATGGATAATTTCTTTGTGAATATGTTTCGCAAGCGCGAGGCGACACCGGCACCCCTTGGCGGTGCGCCTGGTGTTCCATCGAGCACGATGCCGAAGGATGGCGCAGTGACGGGTGCTGCCAACTATCAGGAGCGCATCGTCTATGCCCGCGACCCGATTACGGCTCTCACGGTGTCGGCGGTGTATCGTGCCGTCGAACTGCGAGCCAAGACCATCGGCGTGATGCCCGTGCAGTATCGCAAGAAGGACTTCGAGAAGGGCAACTTCA